ATTAAATGGAAAATCTATACCATATGTTTTTGCCATATAAAATATTATATTATTTGTTTATAAATATTGTCAAATAAAAAAACCCAACATAGTTGGGTTTTTATTAATAAAATGTGTTTTGATCTTCGCCCCCTGTATTTTCAAAACATAGAAGCTTAAGGTACGCCTTAACGACAGTATAGTACTTTGAGGGAGCCTCCCATATATTTACGAACTACAACCTTCACAATCAAATAATGAATCAGTTGGTTTAATGGGTTCTATTATATTAGTATCATTTTTTATTAGAAATGTATTAACACTGGAAGTGTCAATACCTAAACCTTTTAATGGGTCAACCGCTGACCTTGTTCTTAAATAATACATACCCGTTTTTAATCCAAGTTTCCACCCATAGATATGTGCTGCTAATAATTTTTGTTTTGTAACATTATCAATAAATAAATTTAACGATTGTGATTGGTCAATATAAACTGAACGATTTGATGCCATCATAAGAATTCGTTTCTGTGACATTTCCCAAACAGTTTTAAATATTTCTTTTATGTCTGTTGGAATTTCAGGTATATTTTGTATAGAACCATTTTCAATAATTAACTTCTTTTTTATATCTTCTGACCATAAATTCTTTTCTAATAACTTCTTTATCAAATGTTTATTTATCATCACAAATTCACCACTTAATGTTCTCCTCGTATATAAATTTGTAGTGAATGGTTCAAATGCCTCATTATTACCTAATATTTGTGCGGTATTATGACTTACACAACCATTACCTGTGATGTATTCATGAATTTCAGGTATCTCAATATCCCATGTGGGTTTAATACCATTTTTTTCTATTTTTTTTATTTTCATAATATTCCTTTTTGTTTTAAAAATGTTCTTATTTTAGAATCATTAAATCCAAACGAATCACTTGACCAAAGTATCAAAACATCAAAACCATAATTAATTGCCGTTTTTATTTTTTGTTTTTCAAAATTAACAAAATACTCAGCATTTTTATTAATTAATTTATGTTTCCAATTTTCGTTTAACCATTTAACGTCATATTTTTCATAATTAGGATGCCATGTTTCTCCATTATATTCTATAATTATTTTTTTACTTTTTATTGTAAAATCATAAAAATATGTTTTTTTATTTTCTTTATCATATAATGGAAATTCATGATTATTTTCTATACCTAATTTTATATCATTCATGTCATAATTTAAACTAAGTAATTCATGATAAATAGGGATAAAATATTTTAAAGATTCTTTACTAGAATTTCCACAAATAATTAATTTTTTACTTTTTATTTTTTCAAATTCATTTAACGCTATTTCTTCATCCCCATATTTTTCTATTAATTTAGTTAATGTTGTTTTTACACTTTCTTTTCGTTCTCTTAATATATTATTCATTATTTCCTCATTACCATTACTTTTTTTCATCGCCCAATTGACACTATTACTATCTTTTTTTTGACAATATAGTTTCCATTTAATTAAACCGAATTCTGTTCCATATTTTTCAATAAATTTTTCTAAAGTATGTTTTGATGTTTCTTTAAATTTTTCAAATTTTTTTTCCCCTATTTCCTTTCCGTGTCTTGAAATAAATCCATTAAGTGATGTTGATTTACTTTTTTTATATTCTAAAATTTTTTTGTCTGCTTCATCACTTGAAATGTTTAGTTTTTTTAACCAAAATTCTTTATTATATGGTGTTATTCTTTCTTTTAATTTTTTACGTCTTTGTGTACCATCAATTTCACCATATTTTTCTAAAAAGAAGTTTAAACTAGTATTATCGTTTGGATTTTTTTTACGAAATTCAATATATTTTTTATACTGTGAAATTATAAAATTTTCACCAATATCTTTTATATCATCAATTATTTTTTTAATTGTTCTGTTATCCGTTTTCATAATTTTAAAAATTTCAATTATATCATCTTTTTTTAAGATTACGTTTAAATTAAACATTTCAGAAAAAATATCAATATTTTCAATTTTTAAATCTTGAATATCATTATTTTTAACCAATGTTGTGATCGTTCTTTTATGGTTTACAATTACTCCATTAATAATTAATTTCGACATACTTTTTTATTTAATAAATATGTCGAAATTAATTATATCCTCAATGCCAAGTATTTTTTTATACTGTAACAATATCATCACCTTCAATTAACTCATCTGCTCTAACCCAAATTTCATTATTGTTTCTATTAATTAAAAATTTATGATTATAAGAACATTCAAAAATCTCCCCATCTTCCATCTCAATTTTTAATGTTTCAACATGTCCATTATAAAAAATCTTATCAGTCTCAATAAAACCATTTCGTGTATTAACTTTTATAGGGGTTTTAAAGTTTATCCATTTTTGAATATTTGTTAATTCAATTTCACTCCATTTTATGTTATTTATTTCCATAATTTCCCTATATGTTTTTACTCCATCTAATGTTTGTATTTTACCTGTAGAAACAAAACAGCTTGCGGTTGGCATCGGTGCAACTAATAATGAATTTCTAACACCAAAAATTAAAATTTCTTCCCTTAATGATTTCCAATCCCACCTACCACTGTTATCTTCATCTTTTTTATTCCATAATTGATACTGAAATAAACCCTGAGATAACGGGGAACCAATAAATGTTTCATAATGACCATTTTCTTTAGCTAAATCTTTTGATGAAGATAATGAAGCAAAATAAATGGTTTCAAAAATTTCAGTTTGTAACTTATCCGCTTGGTCACTTTCAAAAGGTAGTCTTAAACTACAAAACACGTCAGCTAATCCTTGTACACCAATCCCAATAGGTCTATGTCTCATATTCGACCTTTTTGTTTCTTCAGTAGGATAAAAATTAACATCAATAACGTTATTTAAATTTTTCACAATTTGGTATGTATATTCATATAATAATTGATGATTAAATTCACCATCCACAATATATTTCGGTAATGCAATTGACGCTAAATTACAGACCGCTTGTTCTGTGGGTGAACTATATTCAATTATTTCACTACAATTAAATGTTTTTAATCCTTGTGAAATAAAAATATGTTCATTATTATAAATCGTTGGACAATAAACATCTTCTTTTCCTACATAATCAATTGAAATAACCTTATAACCTTTTTTTGTATTGTTTCTGTAATCTTTATTTTCTAATTTAATACCTTTTCTATCTAAAAACCCCGTATTTTCATTTAAAACAATAGCATCATTTTTATTACCAATAATCAATCTAAAACAATCTTTACATTTAAAGTATTTTTTTCCAACTTTTCCATCTGGTAATAAATTATATGAAGATTTTCTTAATAATCTAATTGATGTTTGTAAACCTAAATTATTAAATAAAATTTGTAATTCTTTTAAAAAATCAATATTAATATCTGTATATGATATTTGTATAGGACTTCCTTTACTATTACTAATATGTACTGTACCATCAGCGTATAATAATCCTCTTAAATAATTCCATTGTGTTTTTTCATTTGATGACCAAATCCAATTTGGGATATATCCTTTTTCAAATTTTAAATCTTTTTTAAAAAACTGTGATGTTAATCTTTTCTTTTTAACTGTTGAAAACTTAACTTCACAATTAATAAATTCACCACCTTTATTTGAATATCTCGGAGTATAATCATATTTTTTATAAAGATTTGAAACTGATTTTTCTATTTCATCTATTAAATCAAAATCATTTTCCCATATATCAAAATAAAGTGTATTAAGTGATTGTGTACCATCCGATTGATATAAACCAAGTAAAAAAGATTCTTCGACCATATCAACATCCCCAAATAATCCTTTTTTTGTTTGAATTGGTATCTTATCACCTATTTTTAAATCTTTACATTCAACACGAGTTATATTATTTCTTGAATCAATAATAGGTATACCGTGATATGGTGTTACTTTATGTTCCATACCATTTTCTAATGTTATTTTATAAACATCTTCATTTTCCCCACGTTTAATCATTTTAGATGATTTAACGATTTCAGAATCATTAAAAAGTTCTAATTCTTCATCCATTTCATGAAGCTCTTTCGCAGTTAAATATCCTTTTGTTGTTACAACTCTCTGGTCACCAGTTATACAAAGGTTAGAGGATTTAATCGTACCAAGATTTTTTTGGTTAGATTTATAATTCGCAGCATCTTTATATAACATATATGGAGTACCTGTTTCAATCTGAGCAGTTAAAATAGCGTCCATTAATTTTCTAGCTTTAACTACTTTTCTGGCGATTCCTTGTTTTTCATATTTCTCATACAATTCTGTAAATTCTTGTGTAAACTTATATGGGTCATCATATACATCAGATAATCCTGGTGCTTCGTCAGGTGAAAATAATGACCAATCACCATCTTCTTCTACACGTTTCATAAACAAATCAGGTGTCCACATAGCTAAAAATAAATCTCTAGCCCTCATTTCTTCTTTTCCGTGATTTTTTCTTAAATCAATAAAATCGAAAATATCAGAATGCCATGGTTCTAAGTAAATCGCAAAAGAACCCTTTCTCTTCCCTCCATTATGAACTAAACAAGACGTTAAAGTATATGAAGGATCTTCATCATTTTCTTTTATTTTTAAATCATAAACTTTACCATCATAATTGTCCAACATTTTTACACTTGTAATCCTAGTATAAAGAATGTTATCCCATACTATCCAATTTTTTTTGGTGACTTCTTCAACATTTAATAAAGTAGCAAGTTCATTAAATGAAGGTATTCTTAAATCACAAGAAAAAGTAAATTCTTGTGTACAACCATTTTCTTTTAAATAAACACTATTATTTTCTCTATTAGTCCATTTACCATATGTTGGTACTCCAAATCTAAGTATTTGATAGGATATATCTTCAATTAAAGATTCACTAGTATTATAAAAATGGATTTCATTTTTTCTATAAACACCACCATCCGATTTAATTAAACCTAAAATTATTTTTATTGATTTATTTAATGGTAAATGTGAATATTTTTTATCTATTCTTTTTTTCTTCTTATCATCATAAAGTTGTTCATATGATAACCAAGATAATTTAGATAAAGAGAATCTAATACAAAGATATGGTTTATCACTTATAGTGTGTTCCCAAAAATTTATATCTTTTTTAGATAAATATTTTTTAACAAAATCAACTTCATTATCATTTGTTAATTTATTGAATGATATACCCACTTCTTTTTTAGAAATATGTCCATCACCTAATAATAATCCATAAACAAATGCATCATCTTCTGTAAAATCATCAACATCAATAATTTCTTTTGGTATTGGTTTACCAATAAAATCACCAACTTTATATTCTCCACTATCTATCCAATCAGGAACCACTATTCCCTTTTCTAATTGATTAAGGTAATCAGTATTTTCTCTAGAAATCCTATTATAAGTATTTTTAAACCCAAATAGTGGATGTCCATCCGTTAAAATTAATGGTTTTAATGATGATTTTGTTTCAATTTCAATCATACCACCATTTTGGTCATAACAAAAAACTTCACCAACTTCAGAATATTTTCTTTCTTTAGTTAAAACTAAATCACCACTTTTAATTTCATCTATTCTTTTTATACCTTCACTAGTATATAATAATGTTTCAGGAGAGAAACACTGGTTAATCCAACGAGCAACCTCATTGTATGTTTTCAACATAGGGACAAGACCATCAGATTCCCCTCCAGTACCTTTAATGTACGAACCTTTACCTCTCACATCGTGAACATGTAATCCAATACCTCCTGCCCATTTAGATATTTTCGCAACATCTTTTATTGTGTCAAATAAACTATCAATATCGTCCCCTTTATTTCCAATCAGAAAACAAGATGACATTTGTGGTCTAACAGTACCAGCATTGAATAAAGTTGGTGTTGCATGGGTATAATATTGTAATGAAAGACCATCATATATTTTAAGTGCCATTGATATATCTCCATTACATATACCGACAGCAACTCTCATGTACATATATTGTGGTCTTTCAACTATTTTAGATCCATTTTTTAAAAGATAAGACCGTTCAAGAGTTTTAATACCAAAATAATCAAAATCAAAATCTCTATCTTGTTTAATATAGTTATCTAATGTTTCTTTATTTTGAATAACAAATTGATAAACATCATTTGCAATTAATGATGTTTCTTTACCTGTTTTAGATTCAACGAACGAATAAAGTTCTTTTATTGATTGTGAGAATTTTTTTGGTGTTGTTTTATGTAAATTAGATACTGCTAACCTTCCAGCTAATTTTGCGTAATCAGGATGTGTTGTTACAAGTGATGCCGCCGTTTCTGCTGCTAATGTGTCTAATTCATTTGTTGTGATACCATCATATATTCCTTGTGTTACTTTTAATGTAATTAAAGTTGCGTCAATAAAATTAGTATCTAAATTACCACAAAAATATTGAATTCTTTTTGTGATTTTATCATATCTCATATCCTCTAAGGAACCATCTCTTTTTTTTACTTTCATTTTTTATTAAAATTCTATGTCATCAATATTGTTTATATCATCAATCGAACTATTAGTCATAATTCCAGCCTTTTGATATTCTGCAACTCTTTTTTCAAAAAAATTAGTTTTACCTTGAATCGCTATGTTCTCCATAAAATCAAATGGATTTGAGGAGTTATAAACTTTAGATACACCTAAAGAAACTAACAACCTATCAGTGACGAATTCTAAATATTGTGACATTAATTTTGAATTCATACCAATAAGACTAACAGGTAAAGATTCAAGAATAAATTCTTTTTCAATTTCTAAAGCACCACAAATAATTTCCTTAATATTACCATCTGTTAATTTATTAGATATATGATTAGTATATAAATGACAAGCAAAATCACAATGCATACCTTCATCCCTTGAAATAAGTTCATTGGAGAAAGTTAAACCAGGCATTAATCCTCGTTTTTTTAACCAAAAAATAGAACAAAAAGAACCTGAAAAGAATATACCCTCAACTGCTGCAAACGCAACTAATCTTTCAACAAACGATTCTGAATTAATCCATTTCATTGCCCAATCAGCTTTCTTCTTAACAGATGGTATTGTATCAACCGCGTTAAATAAATGATTTTGTTCTGTTTTATCTTTTATATATGAATCAATTAATAATGAATACGTTTCACTTTGACTAGTTAAAATACCATTAAATACACCAGCATGTTCTTTTGGTTCATTAAAACAATATGTCATTTCTTCAATATTATCATCAATAATTGATTCTATCTTTATTAATTTTCTTTTTTCTTTAATTTTAGATTTACTTAATAAATTTAATCTTTTTGTATCTAATCCAAGATTAACTAATTTATTTACATCTGATGTTGTTATGTATAAACAATATGTTGGTTGAGTTGGGTAGTGGTCATATCCACCTTTACCGTTTGGTAAATAAGACGTACCTTCTTCTTTAGTTAATTTTAAATTTGATTTAATACCTAATGTAGTTAATAATAATTTAACTTCTTTTATAAAATCTAAATTAATAGAAGTATATTGAATTGATGTTGCTGTTTTATTTTTATTTAAATTTATACAAGCATCAGCATCAAATAAACCGCTTAACCATTCCAATTTAGTTTTTGTTGAAAAATTAGTTGGTACAAAATATTTCTCTTTATTTATTTTATCTGTTAAATAAAATTTAAATTTATCTTTATTATCATTTTCTTTTACTTGAAAATATTCAATTAATTTTTCTTTATCTCCGTATAATTTTAAATACGGATATCCATTACTATATGAACCATCTCCGCAAAAGAATCCATGTATATATGGGTTAATAAATGATTCAGTGTCCTCCACATCAATTATAGGTAAAACAAAATCATGTACAACATCACCGATTTGTAGGTTTTTTGTTTCAATTAATTCCCTTTTTGTTCTTTCTGGATGTAATTGATTTCCCGTTCTCATATACCATTTATGTCCATCAGTACATCTAATAACTGTCCCGTCACTTAATCTTACACTGTAAATTTTTTGAATCCCTGTTTCTTTAATTAATACTTCAGAAAATTCTTTTCCATTCCATACATTAACTTTATGATTTACTAAATTACCGATTTCAACTTGACCTTTATCTGTCAATATTTTAGTTTCTCTTGAAACACAATGTATATTCTCCATCATTATTTGGAATCCATAAAAGAATTTAGCTTCAGTATATTGTACTTCATTAACAAAATTCATTGCTAAATTTTCGTTTACAATACCATCTGAAGCAGCAAAAAATGCTAAAATATTTTTAATAAAATATTTCTCATCATCATTTAATTTATTTTCCCAATCATTAATATCTTGACCTAAATCAATCTCTTCAGCGGTCCAAAAACACGCTTCTTGTTGTTTATAATAATTCCAAATATCGTTATGTTCGATAGGAAAAAGAACAAAACGTCCTTTATTTTCTTCTAAAATTTTTTCAATCATTTTTATATTTTTTTTTAATTAATTACGGTTTAACATTTCTTGTCTTTGTTTAAAGACCTCTACTGCCCTATTCATATTAGTCTTCACTTGTTCTTCTTTATGTCCAAGTAATGTTGTTTGTGTTTCTGTGTCAATTTCAAGTAATTTATTATCGAATTTACAGTTATTCCATATTACACCATCTTGACCAATACGTGATTTTAATAAAGTAAGCGTTGCTAAATTGTGTTCTTTTTGTTCCATTGTTTTACCTATAGATAAAACGATATGACCAATTTGTGCCTTTTTTATTGAACCACCCATTTGGTTAGTTGTAACAACTTCTGAAGAAATGGAATTTCTATTTCCTTGAGTTGCCGTCCATATTGCAATATTAAATTCATTAGTCATTGACTCTAAACTTCTCATAACGGAACCCTCACCTTTCCATTCTTCGTTATAATTTGTTTTTTCAGGAACTATACAATCAACATAATCTATAACTAATAAGTCTATTTTTTTTCCGTCTGAAATATGTTTTCTTATTCTAGACTTAATATCAGAAATAGTTACTGAATCACTCGGTAATTTTAATAAACTTAAAGACCCCTTACTTCTTTTTTTAACCCCATCAATCATTTCTTTTACTTCTTCTCTTCTATGTGACTGTTCATCCGGTTCAATACCAGACCAAATAGTGAAATGTTTTCTCTTTATATTAACGGGGTTATCTTCAAAAAATAATTGTAAAACATGGAAATCATGGTTATACGCTGAGTTAGAAAATTTAGTTAACATACTGGTTTTTCCAACTCCAGTTGGTGCTAGTACTATTCCAAGTTCACCCCTACCTATACCACCTTTTAACATATTATCAACGCCATTAATACCTGTTGGTAATGTTTCTCTGTTAGTTCCATCTAAAGCTGAATCAATATCGTCAAATATATCTGTTGATTCTTCTATAGGTAAACCAACTTGTAATGCTTTTTGTATAATATTTTCAATGGTTGGATATTCATGAAATTTACCATTTTCAATTATTGAATTTATTTTCTTTAATTCTTTTTTTAAATTTTGTTGTTTACAAAAATTTAATGCCTCATCTTTTACTAACTCGGTTTCTTCTTTATTATGTTTAATACCTTCTAACGTATCTAAATGTATTCTACCATTTTCAATAGAATTAAATTCAGAAGTCATCTTTAATGATAATGATTCAAAATTCGGTGTTTTAGAATATTTTAAATAATATTCTTTAATATTTTCACAAATGAATCTAAATGAAACATTGTCAAAATATTTACTCTCAATTACATCAATTATTTGTTCACCATACTTTTTATCTTCTATAATCGCTCTTAACAAGGATTGTTGAAATAATGTACCGAGAGTACCAAAATTTTTGTCGCTCATTTTATTTTTTTTAAAGTTCGTAATTTAAATAAGTTGTTTCCAATTCTCTTGAAGATAATATAAAAGAAAGATCAGTTAAATACCTTTTTAGATATGGTCTAATATCTACAGTATATCTTACTTTTGGATGAAGAAAGTATGCCGGAAATATTCTCTGAATAAATACATCATCATTTATTTTAATTTCAAGTAAAAAATTTTCTTTTTCCCTATCTTCTGTTTCCTCCACTTTCTCTAAACCACCATAATATTCGTAATTTTCATATAGAAAATCAGAACTTTTTATTACCAAATGTTCAAAAATTTCTTCACAAATATTTTTTACATATTCATGTAAGTCCATCGATTTTAATGCTCTTGGATTATAATCTTTAACATTAAAATATCTTTGTACAACGATATTTCCTTCTAAACTTAAAAGGAACTCAAATTTAGTCAAATCTTGATTATTCATGTGTTTTTATTTTTATTATTTTTTTATTTTTTTCTTTTTGTATTAATCTTAGAAATGGATTTAAAAAATTAACCCAAGCATCATCAGATTTAGACAATAAAAGATGTAATCCATCTTCCATCATCATTTTCATTGTGTTTTTATATGACCTACCTTCAGGATCTAGTAAATCATTAACCAATACCATTATATTTTCTTTTGCTTCGTTAGTTAAAAATGGTTCATCTAAACTAACTATTTTTTCATTTAAAAAGAAAAATTCTTCACCTAAAACACCATGTTTTGTAACACCTGTTAATAGGTTTGTTACAAAACTATTTCTATTTTTTTTCAAATCAAATAATTCATTAAACCTATTTCTAATAAAATCTAAAGTAATTATTTCGTTTTGTAATTCAGGAACAACAGAAAGTAATCTTTTTATCCCTAAATTTTTTATTCCTGCAATATTATCTGAAGGGTCACCACATAGTATTTTTATAATTTTAATATTTTCAACTCTAATTTGTTCATGATTATAAACGAACGTATCTTTTAAATTATACATTTTACTATGAGATGGATTAAATAGTCTAGTGTTTTCTGAAACTAATTGTGTTAAATCACCATCTGATGAATATATTGTAATATTTTCATTTTTAGAATTTTGTGAATAATAAGCAATTGCATCATCTGTTTCACAAAATTCATATTCTCCTTGACGGACAAATAATTCTTCAATATATTGTTTTACTCTATTTCTTTGTTGTTCATATGAATGGATTTGTTCCTCAGTTTTAATATTACCTTTTCTATTTTCTTTATAATGATGATAATATTTTTTACGTGATAAAGAACCTTCTTTTCCGTCCCAGAAAACAACTACTTTATCTAATTTATAAATTTCAATAGCTTTACGTAGGGTATTCACAAAGTGATATAACGCACCTATGTGATTACCCTTGTAAAAATGATTTTTAAGACCGTAAAAACCTATAGTTAATAAATTATCTCCATCAACCAATAAAACATTAGACATTAATTAACATTAAAATTGTTTAATAATCATTCTTCGTTTTCTCCTTCAGGAATAGGTTCAAATTTAATTTCCGAAACACTAGTAACTGGTTCACCAAATAATCGACTAACATAATCGATATGGTCTCTAATGTAACTTTCCTTAGAAAGTTTTTCTTCTGCAGGTTCTCTCATTTTCATAAAACCATGTGAAGTAACCATGATTTTACCATCACCAAATTGAATACCATTTACATGATTTTTCATTACTGTGATTTTACTTCTAGTTGCAATTGTAATTGTTCGTTTATTTCTTGTAATTGGAATTTTCGTTGTTCCGGCATTTTTCTCATTACCAAATCTAAATACCAATGTTGAATTTAACCATACTGATTCACCACCTTTTGCCTTTATTTTTGGTTGTTCATATGGATTACTTGGTAACTCAACCCATGGTTGATTTATGATAATTAATGTATTTGTATGTTGTTTATCTGCTCTTCTAGAACCAGATATACGTTGATTTATACCCATACCAATTTTATCTGATAAAACAGATGCGTTGTGTTGTTTACCACCTTTACCTTCCCAAGTCATTTTACATGGGACAGAACCAACAGAATCCCAAAGAAATAATAAATCATATGGAATTTCACCTTTTTCTTGGTCATCAATCACCTCATTAATAAAATCAGTAATTTGTTCAATATATTCAAAATCATTTCTGAATATAAAATCACCATTAAAAGTAACTTCACCAGTTTCGGTATCTACTTCTTCCCTAACAGGTAAACCCATAATTGCAGCATGGTCAAACGCGAATTTTTGTTCAGTAATTATAAAAACAGGTAAAATACCTTTTTTTACCGCATCCGCAGCCGCTGATAATAAAGCAGTTGTTTTTCCTGTATCCGAATGACCAAGAAACATATTAATATGACCTATTGCAGGTCCTGGTAAACCAGTAGCATCTAAAAAAGCATCACCTAAATCTAAAAACCTATCTGGTTTATAGGTCATTTTACTTGAATACTTATTTGTAATATTTGAAATCGAAAAATCTTTCTTTTTAATTGCCATGATTATCTTAATTAATTAAAATCTCGAGGACGATATTGTCCTCGAGAAAAATATATGTGTTTTAAAACGATTAGAATGGTAGTTCGTAGTCATCAGAAATGACATCTTCTTGAAGATCAAGAATTGGTTCATGTTTACCTGTAAGTATAATGTTTTCTTCAGAGGATGAAATAAACTTTTTATTAACTGAATCCCATTTTGGTGTTTCACCTTTAGCAACCATTTCAAGATATTCTTCAGGTTTTTTTGAATAAACATCAGCCCATTTTAGTTCATCATTAATCCAAGAATTTGCAATTTCACTATCAGTATGTAATGGCGTCATATCATCTGGAATAATAGATGTGATTGTTGTATAATCTTTACCATTACCAGATTTAGTAATTCCTAATGTAATAATTAAATCTCTACCTTGTTTTGGGTCAGTAATATCTCCTTTGTTTTTAAATAAAGGTAATAATTTATCAAATACACCCTCGTTCTTGTAATTATTTTTGAATCTCCAAAACTTTACCCCATGGCTTTCATTTTCTCTATCAATGACTTTTACAATAAAAAATTTTCTAGATCTGTAATCTCTAGCTAATGTTTTATCAGATTCTAATCCTGACATCATAAGAGCGTCATAAACTTCATTTAAGGGTGAACGTTTTCCATCTTGTTTTGGGTCATGTAATTTTAACCAATTTCCATCTACCATAACTTCATGGAAGAAAACTTCTTCAAACGGACTTTCTCCGTTTTGTGCCGGTAAGATTCTAATTCTTTTCTCGCCTGACGTTACACCTTTTGGTAAAATAGGTGCAAAATACTTTTGTAATCTTTCCTCTTGAGGAATCTTGTTTGAGTTGCTGCTTGCAGCCTTGTTGTTTTTTTCGTACTGAGACAGTACCGCATTTAATGTTGACATAAATAAATTTTAATTTAAAAATTATACTGCAATAATACATAAAAAAAACCAAATTACAAAATTTGGTTTTAATTATTTTTTTAATAAAGTGTAATTATTTTTTATTCTAGTGTTAAAAGGTAATTAAGTTGATTTAACGTACTCATCATTTCATCCCTTATATTTAATAAGTCACTGTCTTTATGTGGGTCTAAATCATTGGAAAATTCAATTAATGCGTCTACACATACTGATATCATATTTTTTGGGTTCATTTCAGATAAATTAATTAACTTTATTTCGTTATTTTCATCATCTAATACAAATCTACCATATTTTCCCATAGAAACTTCAACAAATGTATCTATTAACCCACCAAGTTTATCATATGTATCTCCAAAAGCTAAATGTCTAGCATATCCTTTAGTCTGCCAATGATTTATTTTTAATTGTGCGTGTAATCCTAATAAAAAATTTACTTTAGAACTTAAATTGGTCATCATAATCTTGTTTATTAAAAGTATCTTTTATCGTTTCTTGAGAATAATTCTCAATGTCGTTTTTTGTTAAAATATATTCATTTTTACCAGATGACCTCATTTCTCCTTGTTTTTGTTTAAAAAATTCTTGTGGGTTTTGATTAAATGGATATGAATCTAAAGAACGCATTTGAAGTCTTTCTTGTGGTGTTGGTTCTTTAACTTGTTCAATTTTAGAACCTAATTCATCAATCTTAGATATAATACTATCCATACTATTTAATTTGGATTCTAAATCGTTTAATTTAGTAAAGACATCATCCATTTTACTAATAACACCTTTATTTTCACCTTTAGTATCTTCAATATCAGTTTTAATAGATTTAGTCATGTTTACTAAATCCGTGATATCAATTTCTTCTGTATTTGAAATGTCTGGTGGTGTAACTTCTGCACCAGTTGGTGGTGGTGTTTCTGATGGTAATCCTCCAGTGTCTGCTGGTAATTCTCCCGTTTCTGCCGGTAATTCTTGCTCTTTCATAAGTTTTCTAGCGTACTTATTGATTTCATTAAATCTAGCAACTTCTTCTAATAATTTTTTTTCTAATTTCATAATATTAATCTTGTAATAATTGTCTTCCGTCTTCTGTTATGAATTTTTTATTAATTCTTTCAACTATACCATCTTTAGTTGTGATAACATAACATTCACCTGTTTGTAAATCACATTCTTCTCTTTCCATGTTATTTTTAGATACTTTTTTAGTAACATTATTTGACATGTATTTATCCAAAGTTTTATTTATTTTTTCGTTTTCCATATTTTTTTATATATAAATATCATTCAAGAATAAAAAAAATTTAAGACATTCTAAAATAGATAACTTCACCATCATTAATTTTTAAGTCTGACATTAATTTTGGTGACATACCCATACCGTAACTATCTAGTCTTGGTCCAACAGAAATTGGTCCTTGAACTTTTATATCACCAATAGAACGATCTAATTGATAATCTGGTTCTAGTATTAATGTTTTATTATTTAATGGATTTTTAAATTCCGTTTTTACTGTTCTAATATTTTCAGCATTTGCAACATTTAATTGGAATTTTAGATTATAAAATCTCATGTCAGAATTATTTACGTCTGACCATAATACACCATTAGCAATATTCATTAATGTATTTTCTTCTAATGGATAATTTGTACCACCCATCTTTACAACAATAGCCCTTAACCATGTTCCGTCATTATCTACTTTTTGTACTGATAGTTCATTATCGTAACCGTTAAACGGTACACCAAATTCAGTAACACCAACTTTTGGTGTGGTTTTTGTTATATCTTCACCAGGAATTTTCACATTACCCATGTTAGTTGAATATTTAACACCTTCATAATCTACGGATGTTATTGTAGTTCCTGAAGCGTTAACTTGTTTTAATATCGATTTTGCTCTGTTTGATATTTTATCAAACAATACTCGATAACTTGCAATAAATGAATCTTTTGGGTCAGGTAATGACGTATAAGGTATTCTAGTACCAACAAAATTTGTAGAGATTACGTTACTTTTTATAGAATGATTGACTTCAGTAATATAATATGAACCCTTAAAAAGTGGAACGTTT